TTTTAGGTAGATCAAGTTCTTTATCTCTTGCGACTCTTCTTCTTTTTCTTTTTTTTGCCACTTGTTCTTCTCTTTCTGTATCTCATCTTGTTTATCATTTCTGACAATGTAGATGTTGTTGTAAAACCACTCACTTACCAACTCTCCTCATTGCGATTGTGTGTGCTTGTGCAAATGTTCTTTTTCTACCGTTAGCACCACTCATTAATCTTGCCATTGATCTCATATGTTTAAGTGTATGGTGTCTAGCATGAGATCGCATGGTCTTTTTTTGTCTTGGTGTAAGGTCTTTTATTATATTCTTAATAGATGCTACTTTGACCATTATCTTTTCTTTTTCTTTTTCTTTTTCTTTTTTTTCATTGGTCGTCCTCTAGATGACCCATAAGACCCTGTTCCGTATGGCATTATTTCCTCGCTTTCTTTTTCTTCTTTTTCTTCATAATAGCTTTCTGTAAAGCCATTGGTAGTTTTTTTTGTTTCTTTGTTAGTTTCATATTTACTCCTAGTTTTGTAATTCACCACCTGACCATTTAGCTTCAGGTAATCCATTTATATATTTTTTTCCGTCAAATGTTAAGATTTGTTTTCTATTACTTCCCTCTTTGAAACTACAATGAATCCAACCAGCGTTAGGGTCATCATCTTTCCAATATTCTAAAATGAGTTGGTCAAAGTCACAGTTATTAGAAATCCATAAAGATACTTTAAGATTTGATATACCAGCTATCTCAAAGTCTGCCGCTTCGCCTTTTGTGTGTTGAGACGTGCTTTTGCTACCGATAGCTTCGCAGAGTTCAGGGCTTCTATATCCTGATGTAATTGTTATTGGTTTATCAAACTTTGCTCTTACAGGTTCCAATACTCCATAACAAAGATCAGTAAGATTTTTTATTTCTCCTGAACCAGCTTTATTTTCTATTCCCTTACGAGTAGCTGTCATTGACTTTTCAAATTCTTCTAACTTAAAATGTTTTGATAATTGCATCATTATCTCCTTTGTTTATTATCTTGCCGTAGCTGGGACACCATTTGATGATACTAAAGGTTCTTCTGCAAATGCAAAATAGATGTATGTTTGACCTGATGTGTTCATACTTGTATCAGAATTTTCAATTCTAAAACCATTACTCAATAAGCTAGTTGCTAAAGATGTAGATGTTCCCTCTGTATTTGAGTTGTTGGCTAAAAGATAATAGTTGTTAGTATTATAACCTGGTCTTTTAGTGTCCAAAATATACCAACTTTCAGTAGCACTTGTGTTTTTTAAAATTAATAAAGAGGGTTTAAATCCTGTGTAGATAAATGGAGCATAAGTACTATCTCCGTTTCCGGAAAATTTACCTATGGCAGAAAATCCTTTTTTCTCTGCAAACGCATAACCAATATATGTTTCACCGCTAGCATTTACACCATTACCTGCACCCCCATCTAAACTTATAAGTGAAGAAGTTGGAGTTGTTGTGTTCCAAGTTGTTGATGAACCTGAAGCATTAGTTTGATTTAGATAAATTTCTTTATCATTTCCTAAACTTGCATGATAAACTATCCACCAAGACGAGCTTGTTAAAGATTTAACCATAACCATTTTTGGAACTGCACCTAAACCTGTACCTATCGTTCCATCTGAACCTGTCCCATTCCATGTTGAACAACTTACTCCTGATGTTGTGTTTACTGATGTATAAGTTGTATTTATTGAACCATCTGTATTTGAAGAACCTTGACTACCACCAAGTAACCAATTCCATGAAACTATATTATCACCACTTTTATTTAATCCATCTTGCGTTCCTAATGTAAAGCCGTCTGAATCAAAAGATTGTAAGTTTATAGAAGTTGCGTAAGTGCCTGTAGCTACATTAGGTCTTATGGCATTTTGAACTCCCCTCACAATATCGTGTAAATAATTATCTGCGGCATGGTCACGGTTTTTCGTCCAGACCATATCGGGTTTGAATCCGACTCCAGTAATTGAATTAGCATCACTACCATTACCTACGTAAAGCAATGTTTTAAAATGATCTTTTGGGTGAAAATTGATATAGGCCACTATAAAACTCCTTTATTATATTTTATCATAATTTATCCATAATCCTTAATGTTTTTTGTGCAAATACAATAATACCCTGATGGAACCGTGTATTTGAATTTTCCAATACCAGCAGAATCAGTATTAGACCCAGCAGATGCAGTTCTAAAAAATCCCTGTCCAAAGTTTAAAGATACGTTGTCTGAACCATATTTTGTTTCAACATAAGGTGCATAAACTGCTGAAGATGATAAATTTGCTACTGACCCTGTTCCACTTGAACCACTTGTAGGGTCGCCACTATTTAACCACGTCCCATTTTTGCCAAAATATAACTTCAGGTTTGTTAAATCCATTGCAACCATCAAAAAATCTCCCTCTTGAAATGTAGGGTGAGTTGATGTTGTACCTGATAATGTTGAACCATTATGTCTAATTCCTGATGCGTTCATATAAGCATAAGCATAATCACCATCTGAAAAATTTGCATCACTACTACTAGATACTGTTGATATAATGTTCTTCAAATCTGCAATCCCATATCTTCTTGTGCTATCTGATGTAGAACCCCAATCGCTTTCATCTTTTAGCTCCCAATACCATTTACCCGTTGATAATCCAAATGTAGCTGGTACTGATTGCCAATTATTAGGAGATTGATCACCATTATATAAATTTGCATTTCCGAATCCGTTTGCGTGTGCGGCTAAAGCGGCCGCAGTTGGGACAAGAGGATTTAATGTTGCAAAGTTATTTGACGGGGTGTCTATATTTTGAGTTATTGTTCCAGTACTTACTGTAAAATTATTTCCGTTACCTGAACTATCTGTACCCATAGCACCACTATTTTCAAATTTTAAAAAAAATCCGTTATTGCCGTAAGTCACAGACGGGGCAGTTTTTGGTTTCCAAATTCCGCTAACAGAATCGCTTTCGCCAAAGTCTGATGCCGCATAAGCATAGCCATCTGTAAAATGTGCATGTGTTAATAAACCATCAAAAGCGCTATTTGTGCTTGATGGTGATACTGTTCCAAAACAAAATTGATAACTGCTAGTTCCAAAAGCTCCATCAGTATTTTGGTCAGGATAATCTGTAGTAGAAAAAGATGTTTCTTGAACACCTTGAACATAAATTTTTACTCTATTAGTATTTGTGGATTGTGTTGAATCATATGTAATAACTATGTGCATCCATGCGGCTGGATCTCGAAAAACTCTATTAGTAATTAATCTTCCTTGATAACCTGTACTTCCATAATTAGGATAATGAGTAAATTCTAAAGTGTCATTAGCATTAAATCTAACTTGCATTTCATCTGATGCACTTTCATGGGATACAAAGACATTTTGTTCTTTAGAAATTTTCCCTCTTTTTATCCACATAGATAAAGTAAATTTCTTTAAGTTAGTTGCTGTTGATTGTGTTTGAAGTAATCTTACCGCCATAATATTTTCCTAATTAAATTGTCCTGAATTGTTTATACCAACAGAAACAGTAATTGAAAACTCTCTTGTTGTCACCTGAGATTCTACATCAGTTGCAGAAAGTGAAAACGTGTAGGTTTTATCTGTTGTTGGTGATGGTGCTGTACCTGTAATATTGTAGGTTGCACTTGTCGCTGGTGTTCCAGCTAATGTTAAATTCATTGTAGAATTTGGTGTATCAGAATTTGATGTTAATACAGAAGTTGTTTCAGCGATTGTTACATTACTGTCTGATGTTGCGGCTACTGATAATGAAACACTTGAACCCGCAGATACAGTTCCTATGCTACCAGCACCTGTTGAAAAAGCTGGTGCAGATGAAGCGCTTAAAATAGCTGAAGATGATCTTACTGCGTTTCCGTCATTGTTTTCAACTCTTATAAAATAAGATGCAGACGCAAGAGTAAATGTTGCATTTATTGATGAAGAACTTGTAAATCCTACTGCACTTGCTCTTGTGATAGCACCCGTTGATGAGTTTATAGCTTCAACAATAGGAACAGAAACAAAGTTAGTTCCAGCTATTGTTATTGAACTAGATGAGTTAGGGCTGACATATAAACTAGAAGATGTAATTGTTGGTTTTGTTTCTGATATAGAAGCAAAAGATAAATTACCTGATGCGTCTGTTACCATAGCTTGACCTGATGTCCCGTCTGCTGTTGGCATTTTAAAAGTAACACCATTTGAATTTAATTTACTAGATATAATTTTAAAATGATTTCCCATGTGTGCATGAGATGAACATTGGTAATAAAGAATATTTGGTGTGTATTCATCAACTGCTATTTGAGTATATGCTCCAGCTTGACCAGCAGTTCCATTAGTCGTAACTCCTGTTGTATAAGCTGTTGATTTTCCGTCATCTAAATAAAATCTTAATGGGTGTCCTGAATTTGATGCGTCTGCTTGGTCAAATCTATAATAATATGGTTTTGAAGTATCTGCTCCATTTAAGGTAAATGCTGGTGCTTCTAAAGACTCTAAAAAATAAGCATTAGAACTTCCTACACCACTATAAGGGTGTGCTGTTGTTTTAGTTCCTACTGTTACTGTGTAAGTTATTGGAGAAGAAGAAGAACCATAAGCACCTCTGTCGTGGAATAAAGACGATAAGCTAGATAACGTAACTGTGCTATCTACAAGATTAACAGTATCGTTTGACATATCAAAAATAGCAAAAGATACCCAAGCGTCATTATCAGCGTTTCTAAATTTTAAAGTATTTGAAGATGTGTCATACCACCATTGATAGGCATATTTAGTTGATGGTTCTGATGATGATGAGTTGTTTGATACAATAGCAGATAAAGCATTATTCAAATCCGTTCTAGTAGCTGGGAATGTTTGGTTATCTATTATATAATCGTGATTTGCCATATTTTAAAATCCTTTTGCTATAAAATCAAAAGTTCTTGATATTACAGTATTTGATGAATTTTTGAAAGTAACATTAAATCCATTAATTGTTTTGCTTTCTACTAAAAAGTAATCTCCTGTCGCCATTCCTTGTCCTGTGATACCAACTGCATAATTAACAGTTTTAAATGGGTTTGTAAATGAAACTGTTTTTGTCCCAGCACCACTTGCTATATCGTTACCTGATTGTATTCGATCTTCCATATCAACAGAGACAGATAATGCAGAAATAACAGGTGTTGTTGCACCATCTCTTGAAATTAGAACTAATCTAAATTTATAATATCTTGCTGTATAATCCCCAATTACAAAATTTCTAAATGCTGTAAATGTAGAATTATCATTAGACAAAGCTATTTCTAAATGTGCATTTTCGTTAGCGGGTGCATCTCCATCAAACGAACCACTAGCCGCATCAAATAAGCCCGTTTTAGAATCAAATAAATCAGTAGGATCTTCTGAAAATTGCGTTAATGAAGCTGTTACTCTTGAAGTGTGAACTGCACCAATATCAATAACACTAGCAAAGTCATATGTTCCTGTTTGTGATAAATCAGTAAGTCTTAATAAATTACTAGCCAAAGTTAAGTTTGTTTTAGTACCTGTAAAATTAGGGTTTTCTGTGGCACTTGCAACATTATTAAAGTTTCCAATAGCTGTTACATTCGTTGCTATTATTGTAGCTTGTAAAGAGAAGTTTCCTAATTTATCTACGGCTTTAATTAAATAAGAACCTACTCTTGCTGGTACTGTTACTGATGTTGCTGGTCTTGATACTTTTTCAATTAGTGATACCGAGTTTTGCCATTCTGCACCTGATGTTAAAGTTGAATACCTAACTTGATAAAAAGCTAAATCTAAATCAGTTACGGCTTCCCAAGATAAATGGGCTTCGTTACCTAATATATTACAGGAGAAATCTGTCACATCTGATATAGGGTCAGTAGCACCTACAATCGTTCTTTGTGCAGATACATATGTTGATGAAGAACCTAAAGATGATACGGCTTTTACTCTTACATCATAAACTTGTTGGTCAATTACGTTTAATACTCTTTGAAATAATCCTGAACCTTGTGAGTGTATTTTAAAATCAGATTCACTATTTAATTTATATTCTACTTGATAGAATGATACAAAACTATCAGGAGAAGCACCTATTTGAACATCTAAAGCTACGATTACAGTTCCGTCATTATAAGATATTAATTGGTCAGTTAAAGTAACACTAGCTGGTGGTTGAACAACAAAAGGATTTGGAAGTGTTGTACTAGGAACTGCTGTTGCTTGTGTTTTACTTGCCCAAGTATAATGTGCATCTTGGTGTTCAATTAAATTTAATCCTACTGTAAAATCTTCATTAAAAGATATTGAATTAACTCTAAAAGGTTTAGCAGAAAAACCTACTGAACTATGTGTTATATTTACTATATCTCCTATGGCTAAATCATAAGCTTTACCACTTGCATTGATATTTAATTTTAAAGCGTCTCTTGATCTTCTTAAAATAACTTCTGCCATTTCTTCCGCCTGATACGGAGAAGTCAATGTTTGAAAATCAAATCTTCCCTCTAATAAAAAACCACCATCTGCTGTTTTCATAGTTGCGTGTTGATCTGCACTAGCTAGACCTGAATCATCTATTGGTGGAAATTGAACTTCATCTACTTGATAGTTTCTATCAGGATTTACAAAACTACAAATAACTCTATTGTATTTATTATTCTTATCTTCACTTGCTAAACTAAATCCACCAAATATATCATCTTCTGTTAATGTGATTGATGCTGTTCCTGTTGATTCTATAATTAAACTATATTTTCCACCTGTATAAGGCAAGTAACCTCGACAACCTCTTAATAATATTCTTGTGTTTTCTATAAGTTTTTTTGTTGTGTCTAATACTGCATTACAATCAAATATATTAATATCTGAACCACCCGAATAAGGTGTGACTTGTGTTACTGCAACTTGTGAAGCATCATAAAAACTTTGTAAATCAATATTTGCTGTTGCAATACCTTTTCCATATCTTTCATTTCTTAAATAATCTAATAAGCAAAATGCTGGGTTGCTTGAAAAACTTGCTGTCTGTTCTGACAGATTAGATGCTAGAGTTACAACTTTTCTACCTTGTACTACCGCTTGAATTTTAGGTATTGAACTAAACGCATCTTCATTCCACTTAAAACGTAAAGCTAAATAAGCAAGTCCTCTCAATCTGTGATTTGTTCCCCAAGATGATAACGTAGATAATAATGTTGATGTAGTTTGACTATCAGACCCAAAATGAGGTTCTACTCTAATTAAACTTTCTGAATTTTTAAAAAAATTACTATCTCCACTTCCTACTTCAACTGCTGTGTTATCAGCTAAATCACTTGCCCAAGTTACAGGTTTATCATCAATTCTAATTTCTGTTATGTCGTTTATTTCTCCCTCACAAAGAACTAGAGCAACATAAAGATATTGGTTATCTGTTCCTGATGTTTCTATAAAGACTCTCGTTCCCCCTAACATTCTAGTTCCATACACAACAGGAATAGAAGCGTCATTAGATTGTTTATTTAATAAAATACCTTTTTCAAAAGAATCAAAATCTGTTTCTCCAAATTCAGGTATTTCAGGTTGAGGTGATAACCAAGATAAAGCTTTACTTATAACTTTTATTGGAAACTCAACTATCTTTTTGACTACGCCACCCATTTAATTATGAAACTCCCTTTTGTATTTTTTACCAATTCTATGAATATTATTATCTTTATCTAATCTTAACCAATTAATTGACTGATTAGTTTCTAAATATCCTTTGAAATAGTTATAAACCCATCTCATTACTTCTTTTGATTTCCTTATAATCACAATATCATATAACCAAATATTTTTTCCTGTGTTCCATTGACTTTTATAAAGAAATCCAGTTTGACTATATTGATCTTCGTCTTTGTTATCTAATTTAGCCCAATTTACAAAACCATATAAACCTTTTTCATCTTTAAATGTTTTATATTGTTCTAAATTTATTGATGGTAAAATATGATAATACAATTCTTGATAACTATTATCTTTGTATTTATCAAATCTTTGATAAAGCTTGATAATACTATCCATTATGCTCTACCCCATTTAATATCTTGTACTGTCTCTGATGAAAAGTCCATACCTACATCTGAACTAAAAAATCTTTGTTGAGATGTATTATTTGTTTTACGACCATTGGTTTTATCAAAGTCTGCCCAATGAGATACAATCTTAAATATAATATTACTATCTGCACCTCTTTCAGATATTTCAAAAGTATCTATTGTTCCTTGATATAATAAAAATGGGTCAGCTATCAAAGCGTTATTATCATCTAAAAATCCTCTATGTATTGTAACTGAATCATTAACCACATTTTCGTTCAATGCAGTAGATATAAATGTTTGATCTGCTCCTGATAAACCTAAATTTAAAGTTGTTTTAGTAATATCAACTTCTTCTGAAAAATTAGAAAGACCCATTATGAAAGATGATGAAGTATAAGTGACACTAGAACCTGAAACAGAACTTGTTAAAGGAAATGAACAATCAGTAATATTAACAGGGCTAGAGAAACCGATTGTAATAAGATGGACGGGTCTAATGTCATTAGTCGCTAATTCGTTCTTTATTGCTGTCGTTAAGCTTCTCGTCATATTCTTCTATTGTTCTCCTTTTAACTTTTATATTATCTGAAACA